GCTCCAGCAGGTATGCTGAAACCAAAACCAGTAATTTGAAGAAGTTTAGACAACGCGGCAGCAGCAAGAATAGCAGTAGTGAAGACTCCATCACTAGCGAATACATTCGCTGGATTTGTCCAGGAAGTACCAGCGCCAGAATTTACTGCCGCGCTAGGTGCGTTCGGTCCCTGTGTGCCCATAAATTAAGTCTCCACTACTGCTACTTTGAAAAATTATTAGCTGGCCGTTAAAGTTGTAGTTACAGTGAGTGTATCACCACTGATTACGCTGCGAGCAACGCTGAAGTCGGCTTCACAGTACAGCTTACCCGTCACGCCGTTCTTCGTGCTATTGCTGATTAAGAACGCACCGCGAATAGTGGCCGTAGCATTGATGTTAAACACTGCAGCTGCCGCACTATTATCCACACTGCCGCCCGCCACGGTTCCACCTGTCCACGTAACGCGAGTAGCATTGCTGTAAGCAACTGATTCCTTCCAGCCGTTTGTGCCGTTGATTTGCGCGGCGGTGTCACCCACGGCGTATGCTGTGAAAGTGGCATTGTCAACCAAACCTACAAACCAAGTCGCCGTATAAGCCGAACCTTTGAAGTACTGCGTCAGCAAATCGTTCTTTCCTTCAGTCGTAACGAGGTTCGGAACTTCTTCGACCCATTTGAGATTGCCGTACTTGTCTCGGCATTCAAATCGGTAGATGCTGTGAACTGCAATGTCCTGTATAAAATCATTACGCATACCCTGTGCGGCAGCGTGCTTGTCACCGAAATGTGTACGTTCCTGCATTGTTTCTCCTTAGATAGTTGTTAGATTTATTTTGGTGGAGTCGGTAGACGCAGCCGCATTAAATGCAATAGCTACGTCACCCGTTCCCGTCGGACTAGGCGCAGTTCCAACAGTCATGGAAGAAACATGGAATGTCACGCCCAGTGTATCTGCTAAACTTGCAACTCCCATCAAGAAATTGTAGAACACCGTCGCGCCTATCGCAAGCGCATTTACAGCTGCCACAAGCGCATTGATCAGCGCCGTGCCTGTTGTATTGACGTAGTTTGTCCCCGCCTTTATTGTGATGTTGACGTAGATGGCTGTTGTTGCGAGAACATAAAAATTTATAGGCACAGCCAGACCACCCGGATCATTGACCACAATAGTAGTGGTTCCAGCAGTTCCAGTTCCAGGCGACTTCTTTGCTTCGATAGTCGCAGCGATTGTTGCAGCCACACCACCCTGTACTATTACGGCGATGCTGTGTGAAGGAACACCATTACTATCAGTAGCGCTAGTGCTATTTTCGTATACAAGACTGCGTGTTACGCCTGGAATATTTGCAATCGCCGCAGCGATTGCTTGCAGCGGCGTCTGTGCTGGTGCTCCTGTACTGAGCCCTTGCCGTATGCGCAGGGCTGCATCGGTCTCCACGGCTGCTCCTGGCGTTGCTGCAGCGGCGTTCGTTACTGTCTGCCAGCCTATGGTCGGTGTAGCTATAATTGTTACAGTGCCAGCTGCTGCGGCAATGGCGCCTACGACCACGGCCGTGGCTGTTACGCTGATGCTGCCGCCGCTTGGAATAACTACAATCGCAGGTAGATTCCACAAATTGCCAAGTGTGTCCTGTACCTGTCCACCATTGATCACCGTGCCTACTGTGCCTGTAATCGTTACGACCACCGTGCTGTTGGTGGGAATTTGACGTTGTAGACCGTTCAGCTTCACAAGTGCACTCAAGCCAGCACCTTGTGCAAAGGATGGCTTCAGCATGTTGTAGACGTCAATAATTCGATCGCCTGTATCGCTGATTGCTAACGCCTGTACTGCTAGAAACTGATACTCCTGCGTGTCCGGTGTAAGCAGTACGTCTGAACCAAAAATAGACTGCAGGCTAGCAATCAATGAACTAAGTATATCGCTGTAAGATGGCTTAGATATACCTGTAGTATCAATTGTCGGAGCCAGTGTGACTAATGGAAAGCTTCCCATCTTGCTATCTCCTACCCGTTACTAAGAACGGAGAATGTCGTTTGAATCTGTGTTACACCGAACTGTGTGTTTATAGTTACAGATACAGTAAGTGCGCGCCGTGTGGGGTCTAGACTGCTGCTGTAATTCACAATGGCAGTTACGCCCTGTACTGCCGATATCACGCTCTTGATCGTTATGTCATACACATCTTTGGAATGGAAGCCCAACACTTTGGTGTTCCATGGCATGCCTGCCGTTGTGTCCAGAAACCATTCACCCTGTATAAGCAGCAGCGCCGTACGCACAGCCTGTGCTACACAGGCTGGTGAATTCACCAGATAGTTCGCGTTGCCCTTTCCGAATGTGTAGTCTCCGTTGCTGTCCAGTGCTCTATATCGCATTGTTCTATCCTGTTGGTGTGCTTGTATTGGCCGTACCTGCTGTGACGCCGCCGTGTACATGCGCACTGACTGTATTATTGCTCGTTCCCTGCTTCGCCGTAATCTCTCCCGTTGCCGTAAGTGCGCCCGTGTTTGCCTGTGCTCCGACTACGTTAAATCCACCAGGAGCGTGCAGATTGATAACGCCGCTCGGAGCCAGTTCTATGTACGCTGTTCCATCCATGCTGCGCAACTGCGCCGTAGTGGTGCTGATATTTGCCGGAACCTTTGGAACCGAGAACACTTTAGGAATTGCAAATCCATCACTAAGATCGTGTATACGATATTCTACTTGCTGCTGTACGCCGCCAGACTGCCACCATGCGTCTATACAACGATCAGCAAACATAATAAGAACTTCATCCCCCACAGCAAGAGGAAACGTAACTAGAAAATTTCCACCACCCGGAAAGTGTACGGGCACACGAATAAGCGCAGGTATCTGCTGCCAAGTCCACTTTGTTCCATTGTTTACACGTATCTTGATAGCTACCTGCGCCGTACAGGTGCACTTCACGGGATCAAAGTACTGCACAATAGCAGGTAGACACACCCAAGTGTTTGCAAGCGCGTCGCGTATTGCAGCGCGCATGACTTCTTCCCTATCACCTATACGTTCTCGTTGATCCATTATCCGAAATCTCCCCCACGAACTACTTTTGAAGCAGGATCCAGTGACAGACAGATAATCTTCGTATACCAAGGCGTTCCGCGCGTGTCACCTTCATGCTCTGCTACTAGAACACGATATAACCCATCATACGTTACATTGGCAAATAGAGCTGGCGCACTGTTGTAGTTCGGAAAAATTTGCTCTTTTACTTCAGTGCGCGTTATATCTCGCGCGTTGATTTGCACCGTATTACCGATTTTTATCTGTGGATTAAGCAAGCATTGAACAGAAACTCCGTTATCAGTTGCTTCAGGTATGCCAATCATTCCAGTTAAGCTGTTTATTTTTACAGCTACGCCTGGAAGATAGCCATCCAACGGCACGAACGTTATTTTTCCTTGCTGAAGTGACCAACGTCCGCTGTTCGTATTCGCAATATCTCCCATGTACACACGACCTAATCCAAACAGCACCTTGCCACGCGGTAATGCGCCGCCTGTTAGCAGGTTGTTCATATTAGGATCCAATGAAGCGCCCATTCCGTTAGCTATCTGTGCTGCTTGCTGCTGCGGCGTACTGCCTTCGGCGAGTGTTTTGTTTACAAATCCGAAATTGTACGCAAGATCACTGTCGGCAGCGTAGATATCCAGGAAATTGTCTACGTTAGATTCACGCCCACGTTTGAATTGTTTCACTGTTCCACGAAATATTATGCCCGTATTATTTTTATAACCCGCCTGCAGAACAACTCCATCAAATTCGTTTATGGCTTTGCGCGCCGTAGCATCACTTACGTTGTAAATACGTATGATTGCAATATTCGGTGTTTCCACATCAGCATTGCTGACTGTGAACTTGATGTGCAGATCGGACAAGTCCAATCCAGTTTGTGGGGATGAACCACTAGTCAAAGTCAAACTAATAGACCGTTCGAACTGTACACTCATTGTGTCACCACGTAATAGAGATGTCCAGTGCTACCAAGATTAGCAAACGTAGGAACGGCGAACGCATCATTATCAGTCTGAACTATAAGTTGTCCAGCTATACCTAGATAGGCAAATTCACCCAGCAAGTTGCAGCCTGTAACTAGCGGGACACCTTGTAGAATCGCCTTATTAGTACTATCTAAGATATCCAACACCCAGCACTGAGATGCATCATTCCAGCGCACCTGCATCGTATAGACCGCTCCGCTAAGTGACACTGAAAATTTCTGTGCTGCTGATGGAGAAAGCGGAATGTCAAATGCCTGCACACTCATGGTTGGGGAACCTTTCCGAATGCGTTACTGTTAAAGTTTGTTCCCGGATTAAGATTTTGTTGACCCTGCGGAACCGTGTTGGCTGTGCGCTGTGGTAACGTCTGCACGGCGGCGTCGGTGAACTGCACCGTCTGCGTTGTTACCAATATAACTTCTCTACAGATAGCATGCACACGCAGTATGTTTTCCGAACGATTATCAGTCAATACACCAACACTCTGCATGTACATATTCTGATAAATACGCTTTCCAGTGAATACCTGAAACAGTGTACGATCCACCTGTAGCTGTAGAAGCTTTGCGTACATAGCTCGCAGAAACGATGGATCACCGGAGTTGTTTTGCACACTACCTAGGCTCCAGACGTAGACCAATGTCAATTCTGCAGGCAGTTTGTATATGTGATCTGTAATGGTGCTACCCTGTTCTACAGGGTGATCTGTAGCCACTGTGCGATCTTCATGCCGTTCCTCCAGCACCGTGTCTGCAATCAATCCATCCAACGAACGCAAGGGCTTTATAAGTACGGGACTACTCATTGCATAGCTCCTTGAAGATTACGCTGCATATCGCCGTTAACACGTTCTTGCTCTTTAGCAACGGCGCGACCCACTTGTTGTGGCGAATCTGTGCCATTTACATTGATATCTGTCTTTTGTGTCAGGACTACACTTGGCTTGGTACTGAAATCCTGACCTAATCTATAGCGTTCCATATTCGCCATAATACCTGTCACGTACTGCTGTGTTTCAGCATACGGTGGAACGCCGCCGTAGCGCCCGACAGCACCTTCCCCAGCGTTGTAAGCAGCTAGTGCCAAGGCTATGTTGCCGCCGTACTTCTGAAGAAGATTACGCAGATTCATTACACCACCACGTATGTTTTCCTCCATGTTGTTAGGATCAACACCCAGTGACTTCGCAGTCTCGGGCATAAGCTGCATAATTCCAAGCGCTCCCTTTTTACTCTTCGCACTAGGATTAAATCTTGATTCCCACCATGCCGTTGCTTCCGCCAGTGATACATCCACACCCATGGCTTCTGCATATTTTTTAATTAGTGCCTGCGGCGTGTTGCCTACTGTATCGCCGTTACCAAAGGCAGGATGCCGTTTTAAAAAGTCCGGTGAAAATTCACGGAAGCCCATACTTCCAGCCATACCTGATTGTAATGGCGGTAATTTGTCTGGTGTAAGTGGACCGGAACCAACTTTTTTACCTTTGTAGCCCTCCGGATATTCTTTACGAAGTTGCTCCAACATAGGACGGTCTTGTGGTGCCAGCATGCCCTGTTTC